TTGATAATCTTTCTTTTCTTCTTCTGATAGTTCGTTGTAGCAGCTTTCGCAAACAACAGGGTAACCGTGTTCTTCTTCAAAGTACACGCCACAAAGTTGGCAACACAAACCGTCTATAATATCTTCTGCAATGCTCATGATTATTTCATTAATTCAAATTCATAAACCCACACCCACGGATTACTTTCCCATGTGCCTTCGCCGGACACTTTGTCAATGAGGTCGGCATAGGCATATTGAGGAGTAGAGTAAGAACGTCCCCATCCGAGCTTATCGGCGGCTTCTTTCAATGACATAGATGGATAATACCCAGTTATGTACTGAGGAGCTTTTGTCGGAATACTATGTACAATCTTCACAACACCTTCTGCCAAGCAATCTTCATCAGAAATATCCTGCAATCGCTGTATGCGGACGTTGGTTATCTTAATCTGATACGGCATCAGTTCGGCTTTCACAAACATTTTATTGCGCCAAGCTGCTTCGCAAAAAGCGAAAGGCTCTATGCCTATGTCAGCATAGCTCTGCGCAACGGCTACGATTTCGCCTACCTTGTATCGTGGCAGGATTTCTCCTTCGTCAAACTCACGTTCGTCTGCATCGTACATACATGGCCAGCCAACTACTTTCTTATCGGACTGACGTATATGTATGTTGAATCCGGCTACCCATTCCCCTTTAAATTCTCTCGGACATTTGATGACTCTTCGGGTTTGCGTCTTCCGATCATCCAATACAGCCTGAGTTAAGCCGTATTTATCGTTGAACATTATCTTTTTCATTGTAGTATTCTTTATTAAAGTGTCCGTTGGCAATCAGCCAATCAATCATGTTTATGACTGCATCGAAAATGTTTTCTTTCATAACCTCATGTTTGCAGTCATACCCCAGCTCTATGTACCGTATAAACCAAAATACATTATCAACTGAGATTTCCAAGTCTAAGTCAGGATGGTTGTCTTGCTGTGGAATTAGTGGGGGAAGTATCTCCAATAATCGAGACAAACTCCATGCTGGAACATCCTTGCCCCACAATCTATCAAACACCTCTTCACCGGTCATCGGTGTTCCATCTGGATGCTTATGAAAAGGCGATGCTAACTTTGCTATTCTTTCCGGCGTCCAAAACTTCCCTCTTGATGTTGGCGGCTTAGTTTGCAACTCCCATTTCAATGCAGGTACTTTACTCTTTGTGTAATGGTACACCATATCTGCCGTTCCCGGCTTTAGCCCCAAAGCGAGCAATCTTTTTGACTGCTCACGGGTAGTACATATTTGCGATTTAAACTCCATAATTTTTGTTTATATTTAATACACTATCGAATTATTGTAACCTCAAGTTTTCACTAACAGATTCAGCATGAATACCTTTACATATTTCCACATTTTTGCCGGTTTCTATGCCTCTCATAGCGCATAGAGCATCAATATCCGACTTTGATTCTCTGGCCTTACCAATCTTTTCTCCTTTAAGGAAATCATCTATTTCACTTTTTGTGGTACGTACAAGAGCTGTGATATTATTTTCTGTTTCCAATATCCTTTTGCTCTCATCAAATTTTTCTGAAAGGCCTATAACACAACCGTATAGGAATGATTTTAAATACATAATAAGGCTTTTGGGGCTTTTCCCGTATTTCCATATACAATCATGTTTATATTCCTCATAATTACGTTTGCCGATAGCTATAAACTGGTGAGATAAAAAGGAAATGAGATACAGAACTACTTCAACATTCTTTTTTCGTCCTATTATTTCAAATTCACTACGTTTCATTCTGCCATTATTAAATTTGCTAATAATAAGACTACGGCACATATTATATTCACAAACTACTGATATGAGGTCACTATACCATCTACCATTTGTGCTTATTTTGAAAGGTATTTCTTCTGATACAATTGGATTCTCTAACTTCTCTTGCTCCGGTATATCGTTTTCAGTTAGATTATACTCCATCAACAAGCGTGTTATGCCTGCCGCAGCTGCATTTGCTTCGCCTTCGTTACCCAATGCAGTAGCTGACTCTTTTAGATTCATTAGCTTGCGCAACTTCTCTAATATTTTATCTTTCTTTGTTTTCATAATATTTGTTTTTTGATATTAGTTAAAACTGATTGCCACGTACCTATAGAACCGTATGTATCCGAAACAGTAAGAGGGATTCTCTGTATTATCACCTATCTCAATTCGCACGTTATAGCCTTTCATCCGTAAAAAGCGTGCGGCTATTTCGTAGACGGTGTATCGTTTCTCATGAATGTCCCAGTAACTGATTCCACGCTCTGTCTGAGGAATGCCTTTTTTCAGAATCTTCTTAAAGGATTTGATGGTTCGTATGATTTCTTTTTTATTCATATTTGTTCCGATTTGAATTATTTGTTTAGAATCTGCTTCATACACCTGCGGAACTCTTTTACAGATCCGGGATTCATGTTTTTACTAAGCATAATTTGGAAAATCTCCACCGGATTATACTTTCTGTATTCAACAGGGATTTTGCCAAATACTCCGTATTCTAAGATCGTATCTCTGATATCCATTGGAATTTTCAAAACTTTCAATGCTTTCTGCTGTTGTGGAATTGAATACGGTTGATAATTACTATCCCAATTTCCAAATACGGAAGTGACATAAAGAATCTTTTTTGCTAATCTTTTTTTCATATCTTTCCTAATTTGTTTTGAATTTATTTATAGTAGTATTTTTGTTAAACAGAGCCATAACAATCAATGCTAAAGCTACTTTCAATAATTGCTTTTTCCCAACAATTACGACATTACTACGATTTAGCCCATCATCAGTCTTGATACTGTACCAATTCTTATAAGGTGGCAGTACCTTATAGATATATATTTTCCCAATTACCTTTTTCATACTTATATTTTCAAATTTTATAATCCGTTATTCGTTAATTGGTAATTTCATAAAGCACATCCACATGGTCTTTCCATGTCTTCCGGTGGTATGCCCAAACAGAGGTTGCCGTTCGATAGCTTTCAACACTTCTTTGACTGTTATTTGGTCTTCATTCCATTTGAAAATCAAAACTCCGTAGTCTTCCAGCACACGAAAGCATTCATCTACGCCCTTCTTTATCAATCTTGGCCAATCTTCAGGAAGTTTACCATACTTCTTGGCTAACCAACTATCTTTACCAACCTTTAGCAAATGGGGGTGGATCAAACACTACCAGTTTAAAGGATTTATCCAAAAACGGCATATCGGTAAAGTCCGATACGATGTCTGGGTGGACTTTCAGATTTCGGCCATCACAAAGAATGTATTCTTCGTCCCTAATGTCAGCAAACAAAGCCAAAGGGTTTTCTTTATCAAACCAACACATTCGGCTACCGCAACAGGCATCTAATATGATTTTTGTTTCACCGTTCATTTCTTACTTTATTTGAACAAAAGCTCAACTCTATTTCTGTAACTTATTTCTGTTTTCCCAGATTGTAAACGTTGCAATGCTTCTTGGCACTCCTCATCGGTTTCAAACCCCATACCGAACACTAAATTCTCTGTACCTCTTATTTTTTCCTGTAAATCAACAATAGTGTAAAGTACCGTTCTTTGGGGATTGAAAGGCTTAGTACATATTAGATAGCGGGAATCACAAGCGCGAATGGTGTATGCGTTTCGTTCACCGACAAAATGTATTTTATCTCCTACTTTAAATTTTCTCATATCTGTTCTTATTTTGAATTTTTATTCATTTCTTTTTCCGCAGCTCTGGCCCCTTTCTTGAAACCCTCTACAAAGCTGTCAAAACAAGCTCTATGGATTTCTAAAGTGCATCTTTGCATAAGTGGGCAAATCGAACATTTTTGGCTAAGCCCTGCGGACTTTTTAGCGAGTTTCGTTACATTTTTCATTGGTTTATCCTTTCATTCTGCCTAAAAAAGCAAGTTTAATCACATCATATTGAGTTCCTATCCATGCAAATTCCAACATGGCATTATCATCTGCAATGTCATTAATTTGCATGATTGGGTAGTTACCCTGATTTGTGCTATAACAAACACACGAGCTATAAATAAAATCCTCAACCTCTTCTTGACTTCTTGGTACATTGAAATAACTGTCAAGGCTTCCGATTATATGCTCTTTCAAGTATTCGGAACTATATGCAGCAGCAATTTTATCTTGATTTCTAAGTGCATATCTCATAACTCATCTTTATCTCCTAATTCAGACAACGCTTGTTCAAACTCTTTGAGTTTCTTAATGGCGTAATCTCTACGATAAGTGATTATATCACGACTTGTATAATTTGTATAGAACCGGTCTATAAGGTTTTGAACAAAAAACCTTTCAGGCTCTTCGCAATGATTCAATAGAATTACATAATTCGTGTTTCGTGGGTGGAAACATAAGAATCTATAATAATTCACTTTGCCGCAAGAACATTCAATTAAGCGTTCATCAGTCTTTAATTTCCTAATGTCTTCAGTATTTAATATAGGTTTCATAAATTAATCCTCCATATTAGGCGTTATATCTTGAAAATAAGCCCATTTGACAATATTCGTAAATCGTGAATACCAAATGCTATTATCTTCTTTGTGATAATATCCGCATCCATAGGTGCCGTCTTTAAGGATATAGAGGCAAAACCTGTGCTCCTCTGGCACCTCGCTTGCATCATGCCACACGCTATTAATGCGCCATTCTGCACCTTTTATGAATGAACCCTCTACTAATTCATCGCATGAAAGTCCATGCTCGGGACACTCGTCTATTGAATGGTATTGTCCATATACACCCATTGACTGTGCAGTTGTGAGTCTACATTCTTCTGCCGCTTTTTCAATATCTTCTCGTTTCATCCTTTACCTCCTTTCTTCAATTCTGCAATAAGAGCATCAGCACCGCTAATGCTCCACTGGGCTAACGTTTCGCTACTTGCATCCACACACTGATTATGTGAATTGGCTGAAAATCCTTTCATTAGCTCTTTCGCAATCTCGTATCTGCGTTGTTCCCAGTCTATGGCTTTTTCAAATTCAAGTGCTGTTCCGGGTATTTTTCTACCGTCTTTTGTTATGAATGAACCGCATGAAACCAGCATAGTACCTGAAGGTTCAACATCTATGACCTCGCCGGTAGCCTTTACTTTAGCTTTAAGTTTTTCAGCAGCTCTCATTTGTCTCGTGTGTTCTGCTACACAAGTTTTACACCTGTTAGGATATGATTTACTGAACTCTGAAATATGTTTAGTCTTTCCACATACTTCACACTTCTTTACTTCTAAATAATCCATATTTATTTTTTATTTGAATTAATGGTTGTTGGCTCATAGTACTTGCATTTGTCTGTTTCCGGATTGTATGCTGGCCATACCCATTGCAAACGTGTATCGGGTGGATCGGGTAAATAGCGTTTGCAACTCTTGCGGATTGAGCAGGTAACGCCCGAACAATAACTATAATCTGTATTCATCGTCATAATGTTTTTAATTAGTTTACTGTTTTCTGAATGACTGCTCATTGCCGAAATTGATGATTAGCATCATTTCACGGAAACGGTCTGCAATGCGTTCATCGTAATATTCTGAAATCCCTTTTGCCGTAAGATTGGATGAAACCAGCGTGCAGAATTGCTCTTCATACCGGAAAGACAATATATCCATTGCTGCTGTTACGTAATCGCCATAATGAATGCTTTCTTTCGGCTCTGAACCGAGGTCGTCTATTGCGAGTATTTCAACTTCACGCAACCTTTTGTACCGTGCCACATCAGATATATTGTCACGTGTAGGGTTGTTGTATGCTTTTGCCAACAAAACGAGCTCCTTTGCCGGTACTATCATGTATCCGCGTACTGGATATGTATTCACATTACTGCTATATCCTTCATCTGAGCGCAAGTAGTTTATAAGGTTTTGCAACGCACGTAGAATGGTGGTTTTTCCATTACCGGCACCGCCGCATAGAAACAATCCGAAAGTGGAGGCTTCCGATGTAATCCAATTGGAAATGTCCCAAAGGTGCTTTTTGTATTGTTCGGTGGCATTAAATTCCCTATGCCTATGAGCAACTTCCACCCGGCACGCTTCATATAGCATAGCGTAAACTTGCTTGGCGGTATATGGCAATCTAAAACGAGTTACCATATGTTTTCTCTTCATCAGATTTGAGAAGATTACCTCTGCGTTGATTTCTGCTTTCGGGTCTAACTTTATCATCTTTTCTTTTACTTTTATCATTTACAATTCTCAACCATGCGTTGAAGTGCTGTTTGGCATCCTGTAAGGAAGAATGCCGGTCTTTCCCGTCTGCCAGGCATTGCACCCGGAAGTCATCAAGACTGCTGCGCAATAATGATATATCCATGTGATGAAGTACTTGTAGCTGGTCAAGCCAACACTCATCTTTTTTCAGTTCGGCAATTTCTTCATCAAGTGTAAGGGAATAGATTTCACTTGGAGGCGGATTGTCTGGTTTTTGGCAAGCACCTTTGGAAGTCGGAACCGGATCGGGAGCTCTTTCTTCCTGAATGAGTCTATAAGATTCAGGTATAGATACAGACTTTCTTTTGGCGCGGGTACACATTTCCGTATATCGTCGCTGGATTGATGCCGATGTGATAATCCCACGTGATAGTAGTTCTTTATCGAAAAGCCCCACCGAACCGCAGTATTTCACAACTTCCTGCACCGTGTTTTCTTCCAGCCCGAAGTACTCAGCCACGTCAAAGGCAGTATTTGCATCCCACACAAGGAAACAGCCTTGTACTCGGTAAATCTCACACAGAATATAGTCGTACACAGCAATGCCCCGGCATTTAAAATCTTTTTTCAGCCGTTTTATCCGACGGTCTTGGTATCTATCGGTATCGACAGTATAATAATTAAGACCTGTTTTGATGTTTGCCATATTAGACATAGTTTTAAAATTCATTTCTCAAATAATCATCCACTTCACGAATGAAATCATCCAGCGAAAAGCACAGAACATATTTGTATTCTCCGTTTTCACATATTATCTTTTGCCATTCTTTTTGTGATGGAGATTGATAGCCGCCTTTCTTTTTCATTTCAATGAGCAGCGCACCATAATCACGATTGCTTTTCAACAGAATCAAATCGGATACACCGGCTGTTACGCCCTCAGCTTTCAATTTGCCACCTGTAACAGTATCACGTCTTCCTCCGTTCGGCACAGCAAACAACCGGCCTTTTAACTTCGGATACTTCAAATTGAACCACTTTACGCAAGAGCATTGTATGCGATGTTCCTCATCGTCATATTTTTGCTTCTTTTTTCGTTTCCTTTCCATTTGAAGCATTTCCTCAAGTGTCATTGTCGCTTTGCTTTTCGGGTGTAACAATGGTGTCTTTTCCGGTCTTGTCTACTACAACTTTTTTCCCACCAACGGTTATCGTTGTCCTGCAACCTTCGGGGAGAGATTGTATGAAATTTCGTACAACAGGCGAATTGGCATTTTCACTGATGGTATCCGTAATGGACTCATCTGCGGCATATGGATAGACATCCATAATGGCAGTTTCCGCTACCGATGCAATTTGATAGTCGGCCATTGTGCCTTTCATACCCTCATCCAGTTTATTTACTGCATCACGCAAGTCGGCTGCTTGTACCAGTACGTTGGTAGCTGTCTTTTTTTCTGCTCCACTTTTTTCATCTAAGGTAATGAAATACAGCTTGCACTTGAACCAGCGGTCAGCACTGTCTTCCTCACAGGGAAAGAGCTCGCTATAGTTGGCACGTTTAATGTCGGAAACTGTAAACTCACCGGAAATAAAGGGTGTCATTTCTTCAATGATGCGTGCTTCCGCTTCCGTGAAGCTGAGCGCGTCAACCAGATAGGGTTCCGTTACTTTCTTGTTCATTCAGTTATCCATTGTCTTTTCATAACGGATTTTACATTCAAACCACGTGTGCATCATGAGTTCATTTTTTCTTTGAGTTGTTTACTGACTACAAGTTTTACTGTTCGTCTAGCCGGAATGACTACCGTTGTTCTCTTGTAGATATTACGGGCTTTCCTTTCTTTTGTGATATAAGTCTTGATAGTGCCAAAACCACGTATATAGACACTTTCACCTTTACAAAGTGCTTTCTCAATAGCATCAAAAGCACAATCTACGGCTTGAATAGCCTGTGAGCGACTAATAGTCGTATTGTTGATAACATGTTCAACGATCTCAATTTTTCTCATTGTTTTTATTTTTATTAAAATGATAGATCACTATTGTTTGGCCTACAAATCTCAGTTTTGTATTGAGTATTTTCAACTGATTTTTTCATTATGATTCTTGATTTAAATCCGCAGATAGAAGTAGGATGATGGCTGCAATGGCAAAACTCATTCCTAAAATGGCATACGTATATGCTTTAGAGGATTTGGATTCTAAAGCAAAATGAAAGTTAACAGCAAAAATGATGATATTCAAAACAATAAATATTATATCAAAATAGATTCTCATATTACTTTATTTACTGGTTACTATTATTTTTCCTCATAATCACAAATGCTAATAGGGATTCTTGTTAAATGTTAACGAAAGCCCATTTGTAGCGGCTGTTATTTCTATCTCTGGATATAATCTTTCTATTCCATGGATAAACTCCGTAGCATTGCTGTTATTGTCGGACAGATGCAGGAGTAGAATGTTGCATACTTGAGACAGGTCATTGGCTTGCAATGTGAGGAGACAGTTATCATAGGACATGTGCGACTTAATGGTGCGTTCGTAGCGTTTCTTGTCAATGCGCCCGGCAGTGAAATTTGCATCAAGAATTTCCTTGCTATAATTGCACTCCAACATTACATTGTTAAGACCGGGAAATTTGTATTTTAGGAAATAGGTGTCTGTGGCAAACAGCACTGTTCCGCACTCTTCATGACGGATGAGGTATCCGTAAGGTTCCGCAGCATCATGTTGTACAGGGAACGGTATCACTCTAAATCCATTTATCACAACTTGTTCGAATGGCAACAGCCCTTTTGCCCAATAGCTGGAAGAGAAACCAAGCGCATGTTTTGTGCCTTGACTCATATAGCAAGGTATGCAGGCGTTTATAAAATCGCCCACACATTTGGCATGGTCGCCATGCTCATGGCTGACGATACAACCAACAATGCTGTTTAGATTGAAGTCAAGAACCTTTTTTACTTTGTTGAACTTAACTCCGGCTTCCACTGCAAGTACCTCACCAGTCTTTTCAGACTGGAAGAGGTAACAGTTGCCTGATGATGAAGAACCTAACACATGAAGTTTCATTTCAAATAGGATTAATAGCCCGGTCCATCATCCTCGGTTGAGGCTTGGTTTTCGGTACTTGTTTCACCTTGGGTCTCTTTAATTTCTCCTGTTTCAGGGTCAACACCTGCCGGAACTTCATTGGAAACCGGAGCTACTGCATCATCAAAACTGATAGTGCCTTTGTTGGCTTGCGTGGAAATTTCTTTCGCAACTTGTTCTGTAACATCGACATAATCGGCGTCCTCTACATTTTCTTCAACGGTACGCATACCCATTGACAGTTCCGGTGAGTATGTAGAGCACCAGAACGAGGCGGCACGGTAACGTAACATCTGTTCGGGCATAGTACGCCACTTGCTGCCGTTTTTGCTATACCAACCCTCATCAATCGCCATTTGTATGGTAACGGCTGTACCACGTAAGGCAAGTGGTGATTTTGATGTAACCGGTTTTCCGTTCTCATCATGCGTAACACCTTTAGGAGTAGTCCATGCCACACACTTGACATTTGCCACACCGTTATTGCAAACTCCATTTGATGTCAATTCAAACTTCAGTGGTTCAAAGCGTCCACAAGTATTGATAGTGGCAATTAGGAACTTGGACGACCAAGATGGGCGACCATATACAATGTACAAGTTCTGCATTACCATAAGAGGGGATGCTCCAATGCGTGTGGCCACATCGAATGCGATTACGCAGTTGGCTACTGCTTCGGCTTCAGAGACCGTTTTTTTAGGTCCTTCTCCGGTCTTACCGCCAACAACACCGCCAATGCGGTAACTTTCGGGTACAAGACTGGAATTGGCAAACATGGTGGAGAAACGGTTGAGCGTTTCAATGGTTGTCGGGTCAAAGAAGTTGATGCCAGCAGGAACGTTACTTTGATGTGTAACCGGTGCGATTTGTCTTTCGTTCATAATTCTAATAATTAAAGATTTAACTATTTATTTTACTGTTAGTTGACTGTCTGTTGTAACCTGCAAGAATATCATTTGTGCGTTGGAAGCAATGAATGTATTCACGCTTTCGGCACGGTCAATGAACATTGGAGCATAGACTTCGTAATGCCTTGCCAATGTGTTGGTGATGTCAATACCTGCGTTCACTTGCTTTGCTGTATTGCACGTACCATAGGACACACCATCAATTATAGGAATACATACTTCGTATTCGTTTCCGTCAAGAGTGGTATCGAAAAGTTTCCAGTGTACCATGCCAAACAGCGAGTTCAAACGGCTCTCACAATCATCAATGCGAGCTTTGGCAAACTTAGCAGCTATATATTCACGTTTCTCTATGTCGGCTATCTTCTGTGCGAGTTCACGACCTTCCTTTTCAAGACGCTCTATTTCTTTATCATAGTTGGCGATAATGGTACGGTTGTTTAGTTGGATTTCCAAGTTCTTAATAGCAGATTTCACCAACTCGGCACGTTCGGACAGTTCGGTATCTGTCTGAGTATATGTGATATTTGCTATTTCTTTTTCTATCTCATCCAAACGTTTCAGGTTTGCTGCATACGCAGGCAGCTCGTTTTCGTTGATGGCGGACGGTGCTGCTTTCGGGGTGGATTTCAGACGATCATACAGCCCTGCAATACATTCGTCAATGGCAGTAATCTTTTTGGAATGCTCTACAAGTTCTTCATTACGCCTGTTTAATTCCTCTCGGTATGATTCGACTTGTGTCGACAGGGATTTTCCACGTGATTGATTCTCTTTGAGCCTGTTTTGTTTATATTCTTCAAACTTTTGGAGAGCGTCTTGTATCATATTGTCGGGTAAAGGCTGACCGCAATGAGGACAGATATTATCACCGGTGTACTGTGTGGCACGAATGGATGCCCATTCGGAACGTAATTCTTCAAGTCTGCTTGTTGTTCCAGTTATTTCTTCGTTCAAATACTTGATGCGTTCTTTTGCACGGGTAATGTCTATATTGCAATCCGATCGTTCGGAATGAATATTCTTCAACTCTTTCTCGATTTCATTACGTGTTTCGTTCTGCTTATCGGCTTCCTCCTGACGACTTCTCCTTTCTGCGGCAAGAATATCCTTCTGTTGCTGTTCGATTTGCCGTTTTTCACGGTTCAGCGCAGCTTTTTTATCGATGGCAGATTGCTTGCGAGCATCTTCAGAATGCAGAAGTTCGTTTATTTCTTCCAGCTCTTTCTTTTTGTCGGTGAGCATTTCTTCCAATGAGTTCCAATCCTCGGCTTCTGGTTTCATCTTGTCCGTTTGGTCGATACGTGGCTTGATTTCATCCGCTTGCATTTTTAGACGTTTTTTCTCTGCGGCAATCTGCCGACGATAATCCGCCAATGATTTGCCACTCAACATGTCTACGAGAGCGGTAAATTCTGCATTTCCCTGCGCCAATTCGTTGTCTGTTTTGGCTCCGGCAATGGACATTAACACTTCACGTTGAACATCTTGTTTTAACGATAGGAAATACTCGGTATTGGTTAGCATCTTGAAAAGGTTCTCATCAATGATTTCGGCATTTATACGTTCCTTATACTCATTGACACGAACAGGTACGCCGTCCCATGTGCATTCGGTGACATTCCCCTTGAACACTTCCTCTACTTGTCCACGAGGTTTGACCCATTGCTCCTTATACTCTCGTTTGATGGTAATTTCCGTTCCATCAACGACTAATGTTCCCTCTACGGAGCATTCACAATGCTGCAGGGGATTGCCCTTTTCGTCTGTGGTGCGCAAGTTGAAGTCTTTACGGTCTTTGCTGTCCTTGCCGAAAAGCAGCCAACAGAACGCATCCATGTGCCTGGACTTGCCGAGACCGTTACGACCACAGATACGTGTAACAGTGCCATCTGTATGGAACTGTGTTGTTCTTTCTTTTTCTCCACGCCAGTTGCGAAGCGTGATTGATTTTAGCTGAATTGCTTTCATCTACTTTGATTTTTAATAGTGAAAAAATAGTGGGAGGAACAGGATTTGAACCTGTGTCCTGCTGCATCTTGGCCATTTGGGTACGTACCGCCGCTCTATCCGCTGAGCTATCCTCCCTTATCATTTGAAATAGTCTTGTTGTAACCTTTGTAGTGTACGCAGTTCGATTGTGCGGTATTCAACTTTGCCCGGACGCTTGCAGGGGGTTATTTTACCCTGCTTGCGCCATCTATCCACATTGCCACGCCCAAACATAGCGTATGCTTTTCGCTGGCTGACCATTTCGGGGTCATTGTGTGTATCGGCAAGCATACGGACTACAGAGGACGCTACATCGCGGACGAAAGTGTCATAAGTAACGGATTTATCGGGAAAATCAATAGTGAGCATAGGATTACGGATTAAAGTGAATACTCTGCACGATAATTTTCATCGGTTTTAATGAAATATGTAAGCACTTTTATTAGGGAACGTTTAGAACCGGGCTTGGCAATAGAGTCAACCAGACTTTCTCTCTTTTGCTTGTCTGTAGCAATAAAGATGTAGCCCACGTGTCTTGCTTCCGGTTTAAGAGGCTTGATTTGAGAATTTAATTTTTTGAAATTGATAGACATGATATTGTAAGTTAAGAGGTTATTTGTTTTCATTTTGAAACTCCATCCATGATATACGTACCAGTTTCCATGTGAGAAAGATGAATACAGCTGATACAAGATAGCCAATGAACGATGCGATGTTTCCAAGTATGATATGTGCCACAATGCTGACAACCACCGCAAAAAGCATGATGCAGGATAGTATCAGTTGTGAAATATTTACAAATTTGTTCATGATGATTACAAATTACGATATTCTGATTACTGTTATGATACGCTTTTCTCGGTCCGTTTCTGTCTGGTACTTACGATTCAGGATAAGTCCGAGGTCGGAAGCCTGAGCACGGACGCTCTTAGTCTTTTCAATAGGGAAAGTAACCGCTTTACCTACTTCCAAATCCGTTAAAGTTGGACGTACTTTTACTTGATTTTCTGCCATTTTATTTGTTTTTTATGGGTTATTGTTTAACTTTATAGTGCAAAGCTAACATATTTATTCGTGGCGAACAAATATTTTCGTCATAAAATTTAGTGTATGCGAAATTAAATATTAGTCGACTAATTCAAGTTCCTGTAAATCATGAATTTAGAAATTGTTAGAAAATTGAGCGAAAACAGAGGTGGTGGATTAAAGAAACTTGCTGCTGATGTTGGAATGAGCGAACAAAATCTACATAGATGCATTAGAAACAATAAGATTCAAGCGGCAGACTTAGAGAAGATTGCTTTTCTATTAAAAGCTGACATACGAATTTTTTTTGATGATGAAGTATCAAGACTATCAAATAATACAGTTGAAACAAACGGCGATTTTAGTCCTGCTTCGATGATGGGTAACGTGTCTGTAGGCACAGATGCTATTCTTGTAGAACGAGTGAAGCATTTGGAAGAATTGTTGGCTGAAAAGGAGAGGTTGATTAAGGTTTATGAAAAGTTAGTAGAGGGAAAAAAATGA